AAAGTAATTGGAGCCATAGAGGTACTAGTTCTATACCTGCTGCTAAACCAAAAGAAAAAGAAAAAACTATTTCTATAGCAGAAGGTGAGATACACGGTACAGTTCAAGGTATGGGTGCAGCTACTAAAGGTGGTAAGTATCATTGGTCTAGTAAAAATAAAACTGATTGGTAAACTAAATGGCTTATGCAATAGGTAAACATGCTAAATTTATTTCTGATCGTAGTGGTATGGAATACCCATACACAGAAATGGTTGTGGAATGGAATGGTGCACGTGTTCACAAAAGTGAATTTGAACCTAAGACACCACAGGACAGACCTAACAAGCATTCGCCAGATGCAGAAGCTTTACAATTTCCAAGACCAGCAAGAGTAGAACCGGCAACAGAAAGATTGTTGCCTAAAAATCCTTTTTCTACAGGTGCAAACACTGCTGTGATAACAGTTTTTGAACCTGGTCATGGCAGATCTACAGATGATACAGTTAGGTTTAGAAATGCAATAAATGGTTTAAACACAAACGTTTCTGATTTATTTGTAAACAGTGAGAGTGGGCACACCATAACAAAAATAGATGATGATTTTTATAGTTATACTATTGGAGGGGGATTTTTAGGATTAGGTCTTTCTTCTGCTCCACCTAGATTTGGTGGAGAACAAGCATCTTCTGGTCCAGTAACGGTAAGTAACTAATGACTACATACGCACAATTAACACAACAAATATTAGATTATACAGAAACAAGCACTGATGTATTAACGTCTACTATTACAAATGATTTTATAGAACACACAGAAAATAGAATACTAAAAGAAGCTGACTTAGATGCTTTTAAGTCACATCAATCAGCTAACCTTGTTGCTAGTAATCCATTTTTATCATTACCTGGTGGCACATCACCAGATCCAACATCACTAGCTACGATACGAACAGTTCACATATGGCCTGCGTCGGGCACACCAACAAGAGATTTTTTAGAACATCGTGATCTTAGTTACATGAATGAATATTGGCCTGACAGAACAGCGACAGGTACGCCAAGATATTGGTCATGGTGGGATCAAAACACAATTTATCTTGCTCCTACGCCGGATTCAGCGTATAACGTGGAGTTAGGAATTACTAGATTACCAACAAGACTATCTAGTTCTAATACAACCACATGGTTGGGAGACAATGCCCCAATGGCATTGCTTTATGGATGTCTTGCAGAAGCCTTCAAGTTCTTGAAGGGACCAGCTGAAATGCTGCAATTATATGAACAATCTTATCAACGTGCTATGCAAGAGCTTATAGTTGAACAAACTGGTAGACATAGACGAGATGAGTACATGCATGGAGAACTTAAATTCCCTATGCAATCTGTTAAAACAAATACTAGAGGAGAATAAACATGGCCATAACACAAGCTGTATGCACAAGTTTTAAACAAGAATTACTTGTTGAAGGACATAACTTTACTAATGGGCAAGACACTTTTAAAATTGCGTTGTACACAAGTTCTGCCTCTCTAGATGCTTCAACCACTGCTTTTACTACATCTAACGAAGTTTCTGATTCAGGATCTTATTCGTCAGGTGGAGGATCATTAACCAGTGTAACACCAACAACTTCAGGCACCACTGCTATTTGTGATTTTGCTGATATATCTTTTACATCAGCTACTATTACTGCAAGAGGAGCTATGATTTATAATAGTTCTAATTCTAACAAAGCAGTTTGTATTTTAGATTTTGGTGGAGATAAAACATCTACGAGTGGAACATTTACAATTCAATTTCCAACAGCTGATGCAAGTAACGCTATATTGAGATTAGCATAGGAGAATATAAATGGCTTTAGTCATTAATGATAGAGTAAAAGAAACAACTACCACAACGGGAACAGGAGCTGTATCTCTTGCAGGTGCGGTAACTGGCTTTGAAACTTTTGCTGCGGGTATAGGTAATAGTAATACAACATATTATGCTATTGCTCATCAAACAGCTGCAGAGTTTGAAGTAGGTCTTGGCACGTTAGACGGCGATAGTTCTGATCTTACACGTACAACAGTTATATCTTCTTCTAATAGTGATAGTGCTGTTGATTTTGCAGCAGGCACAAAAGATGTTTTCTGTACAATGCCAGCAAGTAAGTTGGTGTTTGAAGATGCTAGTTCTGATGTAACTTTACCAAACGATCTTATTTTAGGATCAGATTCTGCTGTGTTAAAATTTGGTGCTGATTCTGACACAACTTTAACACATACTGACGGAACAGGTTTAACTTTAAATAGCACTAACAAACTTCTTTTTAGAGATTCTGCTTTATATATTAATTCATCTACTGATGGACAATTAGATATTGTTGCAGATACAGAAGTACAAATAGCAGCTACAACAATAGACATTAACGGCGCAGTTGCACTTAACGGTGCTATTACAGGTGCTACTAATATTACTTTATCTGGGGAACTAGATGCAGCAACATTAGATATATCTGGTGATGCTGATATTGACGGTACTCTTGAAGCAGATGCTATTACTATAAATGGTGCAACTTTAGCAGAAACTATTTCTGATACAGTTGGAGATATGGTAAGCTCTAACACAGAAACAGGAATTACTGTAACATATCAAGACGGCGATAATACTTTAGATTTTGCTCTTGGTGCAGCACAAACAACAATTACATCTTTACTTGCAACAGATATTAAAATTGGTGAAGATGATCAAACAAAAATAGATTTTGAAACTGCTGACACAATTAATTTTTATGCAGGAAATGAAAAACAATTAATACTTACAGACGGTGCTTTAACACCTGGTGCTGATAATATACTTGACCTTGGTAGTAGTGGCGTTGAATTTAAAGATGGATTTTTTGATGGCACTGTAACAGCAGATGCTTTTGCAGGTCCTTTAACAGGTGATGTTACTGGTAATGTTTCTGGAACTGCGGCTACAGTAACTACTGCGGCTCAGTCAAATATTACTTCTTTAGGGACACTAACAACACTTACTGTTGATAATGTAATTGTTAACGGAACAACAATAGGTCACACTGACGATACAGATTTAATTACTTTAGCAGACGGTATTGCAACTGTAGCAGGTGAAATATCTGTAACCACTTTAGATATAGGTGGAACTAATGTGGCATCTACTGCTGCTGAATTAAACATAGTTGATGGTAATACATCTGCAACATCTACTACTTTAGCAGATGCAGATAGATTAGTAACAAATGATAATGGAACGATGGTGCAGGTAGCACTATCTGATGTAAAAACTTATTTAACAAGTGCAGGGTTCTCTTCGGAAGACCCTACTGCCCTTGCAATTGCGCTTGGTTAGTATTATAAGGAGGATAAATGGCTAATACTTTTAAAGTTGTAACGAAAGCAAATGTGACAAGTGCTGATGTTATTTACACTGTTGCCGGTTCTACAACGACTGTAGTTCTTGGTGTCATGGTAGGTAACACGACTACTGGTCAAATAACTGCTACAGTTAGTTTAGCTTCAGATACCTCTAGCAGAGCAGGTGCAAATAACGAAGCCAACCAAACGGTTGAACTTGTTACTAATGCACCGATTCCTGTTGGTGGAACGCTGGAACTGCTTGCGGGCAACAAGATAGTAATGGAAACAACAGATACACTGTCATTGACAGCATCTGGTTCGGCTGACATTGCTTTGTCAATAATGGAGATAACGTAAAATGGCTTTTATAGGTACACCTTTAGATACCAGAAATACTTTTCAATCTCTTCAAGGTAAGAGGTTTGATGGTGATGGAAGTACAACTGCATTTACTTTAGATGTAGCACCTTCATCAACATTAGATATTGAAGTATTTGTTGGAAACGTACGTCAAGACCCTAACTCAGCATACACACTATCTGGTACAACATTAACGTTTACTGGTGCACCTCCTAGCGGCACAAACAATATTTATGTTGTTCATCAAGCAAAGAGTGTAGGAACTATTGACCCTCCTGCTGTTGAGACAGTGGCTAAACAATTTAATGGTGGTGTTGTATTTAACGAAGATTCTGCTGATTTAGATTTTAGAGTTGAAAGCAATGGAAACGCAAATGCAATTTTTGTTAATGGTGGTGAAGACACTGTTGGCATAGGTAATAGTAATGCACATAGTTTTGACGACAATGCAGATAATTTAGTAGTAGGCACAGGTTCTGGTCACAATGGTATAACTATATATTCTGATGGCTCAAGTTCTGGTAGTCTATTTTTTGCAAATGGAACTTCTGGTGCTCAAACTAAACAAGGCCAAGTTCTTTATGAACAAAACAATTCAGCAATGGTTTTTAATACAGCGTCTACTACAGAAAATTTAA